GCAGGCAACTATATCGCTGACAGATGCCGTCGACGACCTCGGCCATCTCTAACTCGGTCGGCTTCACGATCGGTCGACCGTCCTGATACGTCCCGCCCCGGACAGCCAGCCACCTGGCTATGCCGAGGCTGAGACTTCCCCCGGTGTCGTCGCCGCCTCCGTCCACGCGCCCAACACCTTCGTAGCTAGGGTAGGAGGGAGCGACAGGAACCCGTCTGCGTCTGCCGGTAGCACCCTGCCGTCCTCGTCCTCCAGGTTCCAGCTAGACAATATCTCATCCCCGAACATCGAGAACGCTGCCCGGAGATCGTCCGGGTTAGAGTCCGAGGCCCCGGCCAAACTCTGGAGGTCGAGGAACGTCTTCAGATCGATGTCCAGCCGGGCCTCGATATGGATGCCGGAATACTCCGGCTCCTCGAAGACCAGGATCACCCGCCGCCTCTGGATGACGTAGGGCTTGACCCCGTTTTTACTCTGGACTACCACTAGACCGTCGACCATGCCGGGACGGTGCCGTCGGCGAGGTTTAGGGTCACCGACCAGGTCAATGCCCCGTCGCTGCCCCTGGTGATCGAGTAACTCGCCACCTGCATTTCCATCGCGAGCTTGGGATTGCTCGACGAATTCCCACCGATCCGCAGGTCGAACGTCCGAGTTCCCGTCCGCGTTTTGAAGACGTCGTGGCTCTTATTCGACGCCGCGTTGAAGAAACCGTTGAGGCTGACATCACCGTCGGACATGCCGGTGATCCGCTCCCTCGCCGACTTGTCGAGGCCGGTGGTCTCGACCAACTCCTGCGCGATATTGATCCCGTAGTCTCCGATGTCATTACTGATATCTCTGACGGTTCCGCCGGAGTCGTCCACCGCCAGATAGTCGCCCAAACCAGTTTGCTTAGCCATAAAACCCCCCTAAAAATTCTGTTCTGATTACCCTCTGACAAATGCGATCGCGTATGTCAACGAACCCGAGGAGGCGTCCAGCACGACCCGCTGCCGGACGTACCGGTTCAGCGTTCCGGTGAACGTAGTCCTGGCGGCTCCGATCCCGTCGGAGGCAGTGACCGTCGCCGACGAGGCGTCCGTCCAGGTCGAATTATCCGAGGAGTGCTGGACATTGAGGTGCCAGCGGGCGTTCCCGCCCACCGCACTCAGCGCGGTGATCTGATAGAACCACGACCCGCCAGAGCTACTCGACGCGGAGTTGTCCACCGACGACCCAGACGTGGACGCGGTGATCGAGTCGGTAAAGCTGGTCAACATGATCCCGAACTCCGGCCCGGAGCCGTTTGCCGAGAAGGTCGCCGTCGCAGATATCGCGGAGCCGGAAGACCGGGTCACGCTATACGTCCCCTCCTTCGATACCAGCCCGACGGAGCCGTCGCCCACCGCCGACCCCATCGGGACGAGAACCCCCTGATCGGCTGTCGGCAGTTTGCCGGAGTTGGACGTCCAAACCGCGTGTTGCTTGCTGGAGGCGTCGTCGAACCAGGCGTCTACGCTGATCTCCCCATCAACGATCCCGACGATCCGCTTCCGCGCCGATACGTCGAGCGTCGTCACGTCGAGCAACTCGCTGGTATAGCCCAGCCCGCTCACGGCGTTGGCATCACCTGACAGGTCATAGCCCTCGACGTATAGCCGGACGTTTAATCCGTTAATCTTAGCCATACACGTCCTCCATGATTACAACGCTCTCCGGCCATCCTGGGGCCGCTATGGCGTGATCGTGACCTCACCGTAAAGCTCCATCTCGTAAGGAACGGTCACGGTTCGGAACACCCCGCCGCTCATGTTGGTGTAGCCGACGGTCGCGGCCCCGACCGAGGAGTCGGTCACGTTGCCGCCCAGGTCGGCGTCTGAGCGGAGTTGGCTGTCGATCTGGTACATCGCGTCCCAGACCTCCTCCTCGATGCTCTCCCGCACGTCAGGAGAGTCCTGCATCCTAAAATAGGCCCGGACGGTCACCGATACCCGCGACCCGATATCGCCCAGGGTCTCAAATTCGTTCCGGCGTCCCGTCAGCCAGAACGCTAGCGCCGGAGTCCCTGAGATCGCCAGCGGCTCCCCACGATACACCGACACGAAGGCCGGGTCGGAGATCGCCGCCAGGAGCGTGTCGATCTGGGCCAACGCCCCCGACCGGCTCAACCGAACGCCTCGACGAGAGCGTCCCCGATGTATTCCTCGTAGAGCTTCGGGTTGTTGTTGATATGGTCATAGGCTTTCTGAAACATCCCGTAGCCCTTGAACGTCGACCTCTTATTCCGGCTGCTGATCCCCTCGACCCAACTGGAATAAATCAGGTTTGACCCGTATTGATTCTCCCCGGCGTCAATCTGCCCGATGCCGTCTCTCGGAACGCTCCCTCCAATTGCCCGCCGTAGAGTTCGGGTCTTAGCACCGTGTCTCTGACCCGGCGTTGATTTCTTGTAGGCACTATCAGATGTTGGCCCCCACAGGTCTTCCTTCACTCGATTGCTGCCCTCGATGATGACGAGATCAAGCAACCCGCGATTGACGGCCTTAACTAGATTGGCTGAAGCCGTCGTGGCAAATATCGGCCCCTTAACCTTGAGGGTCGTTGTCAGAATGGGAGGCATTAGAAGAAGACCCCGTTGCTGGTGCCGGTGGTCTGGTACTGACCGAGGGTCATCAGGATCGAATTAATCTCCCCGGCTGCGGACGTGATCGCGGCATCGCCGGAGCCAATCGTCGTGACGGCTCCCAGGTCGCGGTCTCGGAATACGACCTTGCTCAGGTCGAGACACGCCTGCACGACCAGTTCGGGATAGTCGTACCGGTACACCGTCGCCCCGCCGCTATGAGTAGCCGCAGTCGAGCCGTTGACGCCTCGCTCTACCGTGAGCGTGTTACCGGAGATCGCCGTGATATATAACTGTTCCGAGTCGATGAGGATGGTCTGTGCTGGCCCCAGAGCGGACGCGGACGTTACCGATGCGGATGTCGCCGTCGTGGACGATATAGCGTCGGCGGTCGTCACGCTGACCGTGTCGGCGGTGTAGCCCCAGGAGCCGAGGATCGAAAGGGTCTGCTGACCTGCGTCGAGGCCCTTGGTCGTGTCCTCGTTTAATTTCAGGATTGTCTTCGGGGTCGAGTTATACGGCATCAGGAAGAAGTCGTTGGCATGTCCCTCAGTCAACGTCTCCGAGGTGGCCCGGTCTGTCCCGCCGTAGGCCGTGACGGTCGTCGGGCTGACGATCCAGCCGTCCAGCGGTATGACGCCGGGAGTCGACATCGACGTCTTGATGTCGTCGGTGATCGCGACCGTCTGATACTGCGGGGATTGCCGGAGGCTACCGGAGCCGATGTCGTAATACCGGGTCTCGGTCAGAGGCCCAAACGTACCGCCGCCGCAGTAATCGTCAATTCTACGGCTCGCCGCCTCCAGGATGCGCCGGATCGACCCCGCGTCAGACGTCCAGCCGGACGAGTAGCTCGTCCCGGCGAGGTAGTCTCGTAGGTCGTCAGCGGTCGCGTATGTATGCCGGGTCGCCACCTACTTGTTCTCCTGGGTCTGGGCCTGTTTGTTCTTGGGCTTCGACGCCTTCTTCTTGAAATAATTAGGGTATCGCTTGAGGGTAGCGGCTGGCACGTCATAGACCTCGCCCATCTCGTACACCTCTCCGGTCGCGCCGAAGGTCACATTCACCAGGCTCTCTGCTTTTGCCATAAATCTCCTCCCGACCAGGGGGGCGAGGCCGAAGCCCCGCCCCACTTGTTGCCGTCCTTATGCGGCTCTGGGAATCTTGAAAGCTGCGGCGAGTCCGACCTGGCCGTCCCCCCGCCGCGAGGCGAAGAAGCCTACCTGATCGTTCTCCATATACAAGCTGTCATTCCTCCGAATCGTGAATCCGACCCTGTCGAAGATGTAGTACTGCCGGAAGTCGCCGAAGATGGCGATCTTCTCGGTGGAGGTGATCGTCCCGCCCAGCGCGCTCACCACGTCGGTGTCCACCACAGGCCTGCCCAGGATGAACGCAGACGGGGCTGCGGTGATGTTCGCCACGCCCGTCACGCCGTTGCCGGTGACCTGAATCTGGTTGATCAGCGAGTTGATCGCCGACTTCATAACCCAGGTCGAGTTGGCCCGGTGCTGCGCCTCCAGGGCGTAGAATCCGCCGATGAGGTCAGCGACCACGACCGAGGTCGACCCGGCCATCGTGTAGAAAGCGACGCTGGAGTCGCTCATAATCCCAGCGTACTGAGTGGTATTGTTCCCGCCGATGATGCCAACGTCCTCAAACCGCCCCGCCGACTCCTGGAATATCTGCGTAAGCAGAGCCGGGAGGTTGATCGCGGAGTCCTCTAGCAACTCGCGGGTGGTCTTGACCAGCCCGCCGGACTTCTCCAGGCTAAACGCTACCTGCCCCACGGTCGGGGTCTGGTCGCTATATGCGGCTTCCTCGGCTATCGCGG